AAATCCCAATCGTGTCTCGTGGTAATGTCCGTAATTGTGTCATTAATCCAGACTAGGACACGAGTCTTAAAAGTGGTCGAAGTGTCGCCAAGGAGTGCTGAAAACTCATTAACTAAACTCTCACCATTCCATGAGCGAGACATTTCGACCGCCTTTTAAATTAGTTTCCGAAAACGATAAGCGTTCCAGTATCACTAGCGGTTACGCCTGATACGTTTACTGATCCAACTTCCGCTCCATCATCAGCGGCGTTGCGGTTTAGCTTAACTAGACCTTGCGCCTCTGATACACCGTTAGTAAAAACGGCAGCGAATACGTTTGAAAAACCAGTTTTTACAAGACCAGTTGTCACAGACGCAAAGTCGCAGTCATAGATTTTGACCTGCATTGTTCCGACAACATCATGCTTTTTTACTGAGCTTGAAAATGCCATTTGATAGTCCTTTGTTTAATTAATTTTAAGTTTAAGAAGAGAGGCCCGAAAGCCCCTCTTCGATTGATCAAAGAACTAATTAAGCAGCTACCTGAATGTCAGACAGCTTGCCTTGACGGCGACGCTGAGAACAGCCAAGGTTACCCATCCAGAAAACTTTTGTAAGCATTGAATCAGTTGTCTCAAGAGACGCGTGATGCTCTTTTCTCATGTTGTTATCTTTGTGGATGAACATGTGACAGTACTCTTCATTGAAAGCGTAAATTGTCTTCGCAGCAGCGTGAGAATCAACTACAAGAGGGATTCCGTTGATCATTAGAGATTTGAAACCAAGTTTCCCGATCTCTTCTGATTCAATACGCTGGAAAGCTGTAAAAAGGTTGTAAGCTTCATCGAATACGTTTTGACGAGAAACTAGAAGCGTTGGAGCTTCTTTACCGTCAGTCACAGAACCGATAAGAGACTGAATGAGAGCAAGCGTTAGAGCGCGGTCTGCACCGCCGTTAGCTTTAACAACTGCGGCCCAAGTTGCCATATCTGCTACTGCAATTCCGCCGTAAGTAGAAGAAGCAGAAACCATTGCTTCAAAACCAGTGATGTCTTTGCCAGAGTTACCAGTACCGTCAGAGAAAAGACCGTCAGAAAGGTTTTCTGCAAGGTTCATTTCGCCGATTTTGATTTTTGAAGCTACTAGATCAAGCTTTCCAGTATCGCCAGATGTTTTAGCAAGATCAAGGCGAGAAACACGAATAGGCTCGTAGTACTGCTTCCAATCGTAAACAGCGGCAGACATATTGTCTGTGCGCGAGATTGTTAGAGTGTCTAGATCCGAGTAAGAGCCGCCGCCTGATGGAGCAGAGCTAACTACTGGCACTTGAATCTGAAGACCGCCGCTAACTTTCTTAGCTTTGTCTGAGAAACGCTTTAGCACAGGTGATGCGCTGTAAACGTTGTTAGTAAGAGTTTTGTCGATTGTGTTTTGTGCAATTGCATTTAGTTGTGAATACGTTAATGCCATAAAATTTTCCTTCCTTTGGAATTAATGGTTGTTAAGCTTTACTTCCTGTAAGTTTCTTAGCGTAATACCTCACAGCATCGTAGGCGTTATTTGGAACCACTTCGGCCTTTGGTGAATTAGAGCGATTTACGGAACCAGCAGTTGAGACTGATGGACGCGCTTGAATTTTCTTCTCAACCGCTTCGACTTTTGCTTTTGAAGCAGAGGCCTTGGTTAGATTAGCGCCATAAAGTGCGTAAAAAGCTGCATCCACCGAAAGCTTTGGATTATCCGCCCACAGGTCTTCAACTTTTTGCCAATCAACTTTCAATCCCGCAGCCTCGGCTTCCTTGCCGAGTGAGGCTTTCGCCTTATTCATCTCTGAATCAAGCTTTGTGATCGTGACTTCATCAGACGCTTTCTTTAGGAAAGTATCTAGTTTCTGCTCAAGTTGATTATTCTTCTCGCGAAGCTCGTTAATGACTGGGTTAAAGTATTGCTTTTGATGTGCTTGGAATTTCTCTTTGAAAACTTCAAACAGGTCTGGATCTGTCTCTGCCACTTCGGCAAGAAACGAGTCCAATTCATCATGAGCTTTTAATTTCTCATGATATTTTTCTTGGAATTCCTTTTCCTGGATGGCGAATCGTTCCGTGATTGCCTTTTCTTTTGCCTCGAGTTCTACTCTTGCGGCCTCAATTTCCTGAATTTCTTTGGCGGTTTGCTTAGGCTCCTCAATGGGTGCCTCTTCGGAAACCTCAACGGGTTTCTCTTCTTCGCCTTCAGTACTCTCTATTTCTGAATCGTCCTCGTCGCTTACTTCAGAATCAACGGCGGCCTCCGCATCTTCTTTGACTTCCGCTTCAGCCTCCATGCTTGTGCTTTCGTCTCCAAGATCAAGACCCTCATCCAGAGAATCTACGTTTATTCCCATTTCACTTGCTACGGTGAAAATGTTTTGCGCTTCAGACATTCAGTTAAACTCCTTGATTTGGTAATACTTCAACGGGTGCCTCCATTGGCGCTTGTGGCGCTGGTGCTTGCCCTGACATTGCTAGTTTTAATTGTTCGTTTTCTGCTTGAAGCTGCTGGAGTGCCAACGTCATTTCGTCTGCCTCGTTAAGTGCTTCGAGAATTTTTGCTTTATTTGGTACATCGATAACCTGGAAATAAACTTGTGGCTTAATCCAGCCTTTATCAACGTAAGCTTCCATGACTCGTGCTTGAGCTTCTTTATCTGTGCCAGCAAGTGAGCTTTGAGTTACTCTTACGTCATACTCAAGGTCGCGCACTTGTTCAGGGTCAAACTTAATAAGCTTCACTTCGCCAGTTGAATTATCAGTCACGCGCATAAGGCGCTCAGTAGTCCAATATTTAGCGTTTCGAGAAGCTACTAATCGACCTAGGCGAGGCATTGAATAAAGAGCAAGAGCGCTTGATTTAAGCCTAATGCGACCGTTTGTTTGTTGCTGGAGTCTCTCGATTGCTGCCGCTGCGGTAATGCCGCCCGGTTGGCGCCCTTGAGAAGCCTCGTTAAGGCCCGTAATGATCTGCATGAATTGCTGATCTGATTCTTTTCTTTGAGATAATTGCGGCGAAGTTGTGCCAGGTTCAAGGCGGTTAAATCGCGCATTTTTATTAATGACGTAAACCTTTCCGCGCTTGTTAGTAATGCTTGAAGGGTCAACACCTGCGTCGGCATCCATCACCCATCCAGGATTGCTGGTTAAATGAAGCGACTCGTACTCGGCGTTATCCATTTCGTTAAATGACTTCTGCGCTGGCAGGATGTTTTTAACTTCACCAACTCCCCAGATCGATTTCTCGTCTTTGTAGCAGTAGTAAGGCACAAGCGGCACTAGCCCATCATTAACAGGCGGGTCACCGTCGTAAACAATCACGTTCCCGATCTTGATTACTAAGCGAAGATTGTTTTCATACTTCGGCTTTTCACCTTTTGGATTTATTGACTGATATTGCTCGTGGATTCGATTGTGATCTTGAATGATTGTAATAATCAGGCCCAATTCTGAGTCTTCTTTTAATCCTTCAATATCCTCTTCGGTAACAATTGCAGGGTCGATACCGAGCGCCGTAGCCACGATTGATCTGAGCTGTGCTTCATGTGCCGCTATATGTGCAGGATGATCTTCAAATCTTCCAATGTCGGGAATCTCGCCATTAAAAAATTGCTCTGTTTCTTTCTTGATTTCAGAGATGGTTTCCTCTTCAGGGATTGCAACCATTGTGCAGTCTTTTAACCACGCCTCTTCGATTTCACACATTCCATCAAGCTTGTACTTGTCTTCTGAACCGTCGCCGCTCTTAATGTAGTTGTGGCGCGTTTCCGAGAGCCCTTTGGCGTCTTGGCCACTCATGCCGCTTGATGCGCCAGCACCCGGCATCGAGGCAATCCTTGAGTTCGTGAGAGGCGCTGTCGGGGTCGACGCCGATGGCGCTCATGGCGGTGAGCGCGCAGGCGCTCAAGCCTTTTTCGGTTGCAAGTGGAGCTGGTCCGCCATCTGGCAAAGTTCCGGGACCGATGCGGCCTTGATCTTGCGCATCATGTTGCT